CTAAATATCATACACATGTTAGATTAACAAACCAAGCGATGCAACATGCTTCATCATATTTAAACAAAGGAAGATATAAAGATTACGTAAAAGTTAAAAATTAACAATGGCATTTGACAAAACCGAAAAAGCACGAAGAGACGCAGACATTTATGAAGCGTATAAAAAGCTTGAGAGTAAAAAAACTCCCAAAGGGAAAAGCTTGTACTCACGCGCGGTAATTGTTGAGTTTTTGAATGAGAAATTTTATATCAGTGAGTACACAATTGATTTAATAATAACCCAGCAGTATGAGTTAGAAAGGGAAAAGCAATTGGGTGTTAAACAATACAAATTGGATATGCCTGAAAACGATTAAAACCTATCACCATGCAGCTACAAATTAAATTTCCACTCTTCTCCCAAAGCACCGCTGAAAACATTAATAAAAGCTATAAGGAGGACCAAATAACCAAGCTAAATAAAGAGCTTCAAAAATATAAAAACATCATTAGAACCTATAAAGGACACACCACAAAACGTAAAACTAAAAACAACTAAAAATTATGGCAAACCTACGCAGAAAAGTAGCAAAAACATTTCCTAAGTATCACCCACAAGCTGGCGAATTAACATTATTTAAACCACAGATACTAAATAGTATTGAGCATGGAATTAATGACCCTTGGACAAAACACCATACAATTCGTTCAGGTAAAAAGGTTAAGGTTGGTGATGTATTAATACTTGAAGAATGGAGTGGAGAACCATACCGTTCAAAAGTTGATTTTTTGGCAAAGGTTGAAGTGGTTAAAACATGGGACTTTAAAATAAGTAATGCAGGTTACTTTATTAACGATAAGCTAGTTGAATATGAAGATTTGAGAGAGCTTGCTATAAATGACGGTTTACACATTGATGATTTTAAATGCTGGTTTTCTAAAGAACCTGAATTTGATGGACAAATAATTTGCTGGTGTAAGGATATAAACTATTAAGCATGATAACATGAAAAAGAAACTTTATGTATCAATGCTTGTGTATGTTTTATTGATACCAGTATTAGGATTGATGATTTCAAGCGAAAATCAACCTATAAGTTTAGCAGGATGGTATTTGTTTTCTGTTAACATCTTCCTTGTGCTTATAACACTTGCAACCCTAGTTAGAATTTACAAGGATGAGAATAGTTAAACTAATAAACACTTGTATTATTTTATTACTGGCTTGGGAGCTGTGCTTTTGGACCATAATACTAACAGGCAAGCAAGTAACCCTAAACCCCGTAAAAAATGGAAAACAACTCACCCCAATTAACCGAAGAGGAAGCACTAACAAAGATAATGCACATAAACGCAAGCCCCGAGTTTTTGGCAAACCCAGCAAACTTAAAATGGTTAAGCAAAGTGGTTCGGATTGCATATTATATTGATTTACCTAAACCCAAAACAAAAAAATAATGTTAATAGAAATATACGAGCAAATGCTGGAAACAATTAAGTACAGTAAAATGATATCAGCTAACGTGGAAAGGGTATTTCAAATTGGCTACCACGCATCAAAAGAGTTTGAGGCACTAGATGAGTTTAAACATGAATTAAATGTGCTTCAGCTTGAATGGCAAAAAGGAATTACGCAACCAGGAGAAAGGGTAAGGTTTGAAAAAAAATACTACGGAGTAAGGTTTGCAATTGTCTTCCTCCAAAAAAGTTAAGTTGCACGGTGACATAACGCTTACTCCTTGTCGGGAAGGCGATAGTAAGGGTAACCTCCAAGAATGGCAAAATAGCTACTGTGCAACGAGTGTAAATTGAGCTATAAAGGTACCAAAGACTGACCCCGATTTATTCGGGGAAATGGGGAGGTGGTATAGTGGCCGTGCCTCGGAGGAAACACCTCACGATAGTAAGATTACGTTTGACCCGTAACTACAGTAGTGATATCTGTTATGACGTTGGTTCGATTCCAACCCTCCCCACAAAACAATTAAAAAAAGTAAAAATGGCAAAAAACGCAAAAATCAAACACATAAGTGTAAAGGTAACCTACAGAGTAGGTTTTGAAGGCTTAGAAGCCCCCAAGAATATTGTAGAACAGTTAAAAAAAATATCAAATGGCGGACTGGAAATTCAGCTTGGTGATATAAAATACCCTGATGTATCTGACTGGATTCATGAGAATATTAAAGAAAGAGATTGTTTTGAATCAGTCTATGAAATAGAAGAAATTGAATAAATAAAATGTGGCGTAATAAGCTATCAGGGCGGCACCAGATCGAAAAGCGCAATAGTGATGGCAATCATATTTCAAATGTGTTTGTGAAGGTTAGAGCCCTTATATTGATTTTGGAGAATCAATTAATCGAATGAAACACACAAACAGCCTTTTACGCCACTATTTAAATAACCTTTAAACTACAATAAAACCGAAATGAAAGTACACATAAAACATACATTTTACAAATCAGAAGGTGGTAATTATCATTTTTTCCTTTTAGCTACTTCTTTTGGTAAAAACCAATTTGCACTATACCTACTTGGAATTTACATCTGTTTAACCTTTAAACCACAATAAAATGGCATCATACTCAGAAATACACGACTTAATTCAAACAGACGGATTTGAAGAAACATTCTGCACATTACTTGCAGACCATATATCAGCACGTGATGAAATGATTAAAAAGGAACATGAATTAAAAGGTGTTCGCGATTATTATAAAGAAACCGAAAATGACATTATTAAATATGTTGGAATTGGTATTAAAGAAGGTGTTTTTGCATCACAAGAAAATTGCACTAAAGTTTCTATAAAAATAGGTTCACGTTCCATATTTATTGCAGAGATATTTGAACAAACGGTTAATGTTAAAACTATTGAATTAACTGATTTTCCAACCTTTACAGCTAAAGAAAAACCTTAATAAACAAAAATAAAATGCAAAAACTAGAAGTAACACTAAAAGACGCAATCGTTGCGCACAGTAAAGCAGATGCTAAGGGAAAGGAACTGCTTGAGAACCTTTATGGTAAAGAAACATTCAATCAAAAAATAACGGATAAAATTAAAACGTTTGATGATGTATTGGATTGGCATGGAATCAAAAACGATACTTGGCAATCAGTAACAAAATTACTTACACCTGATGAAGTAGCTTACAAGCAAGTGAAGCTAATTGCAGAGTGTTTAAATGAAGGCACTGTAATGAACTCACATGATAGAACTCAATACAAGTATTACCCTTGGTTTGAGGTATCCACTTCGGGCGTCGGCTTTTCGTACTCGTATTACGATCACTGGCGCACGGTTACGATTGTCGGCTCGCGCCTTTGCTACAAATCTAAAGACCTTGCTTTATATGCAGCAAAGCAATTTGAAGATGTTTATATCAATCTATTAACCAAATAAATAAAAACCATGAATTACAAAAAAATCACAACTTGGGAAGAAGCATGTAAAGTAAATAATGTAAACCCAACCGCATTACCTGAAGTATCTATGTTACCTAAAAAGTTTCAAGGATGGTTAACAGCTGCTTATAAACTTGGAGTTATAGCTGAAGCTGTTAATACAGATGAAAATGGTAAAATTTGGACTCCCGACTGGAGCAATTGGGATCAATGGAAATACTTTCCTTGGTTTGAAGTACAAGCTACTAAGGAACAACCTTCGGGCGTCGGCTTTTCGGACTCGGGTTACGATGGCTGGAGCACGTCTTCGCTTGTCGGCTCGCGCCTTTGCTTTTCTACAAGAGAACAAGTAGAACACATGCAAAAGCACTTTAGCGATTTGTACAAGGAATTTTTATTGATTATTGAATAAAAATTAAGGTTGTGCGGTGTATGGGCTGGTGGGTTTTGTCTTCAGGCGTCAGCTTTTCGAACTCGAATTACGATAACTGGAACACGAATACGAATGTCAGCTCGCACCTATGCGAGAAATGTAAGCACTGCAAACCCTGCCTCTAGGCAAAAAATCACAAATTAAAAAAGGGGCGCTGGTACCGAAAGGGAAAGCGACCTTTTAAAAGCAAAGGAATGAAACGCAAAGGCAACATATACAATAAACTAATTAGTATTGAAAACCTAAGAAGAGCTGATAAAAATGCTCGAAAAGGCAAAGGCTATCAATACGGAATTAAATTGTTTGATAGAAACGCAGATACAAATTTATTGCTATTGCATGAATCCTTGCTTAACAAAACGTACCGAACCTCACAGTACACAACAAAAACGGTTTATGAACCAAAGGAAAGATTAGTTTACAGATTGCCTTACTACCCTGATAGAATTGTACATCACGCTGTAATGATTCTATTAGAGCCTGTGTTTGTTTCAACATTCACAACTGACACTTACAGCTGCATAAAAAAGAAAGGCATTAGCGCAGCTGTAAATGCGGTTAAAAAGGCTTTAACTGATGTTGAAAATACAACCTACTGTTTAAAAATAGATGTAAAAAAGTTTTACCCAAGTATAGATCATGACATACTTAAGGCATTACTTCGTAAAAAGTTTAAGGATAACGACCTACTTGACTTACTTGATGAAATTATAGATAGCGCTCCTGGTCTACCAATAGGAAATTATTTAAGTCAGTACCTGGCAAATTTTTACCTAACGTATTTCGACCATTGGATTAAAGAAGTTAAGAAGGTAAAGTACTACTTCAGGTATGCGGATGATATGGTTATTTTATCAGGAAATAAAGCTGAATTACACATTCTTTTATCTGAAATGAATGTTTACTTAGCTCAGGAACTAAAACTCACTGTAAAGCAAAATTACCAAGTATTTCAAGTAGAAGCGCGAGGCATTGATTTCTTAGGTTTTGTTTTTAGACACAATTACATCAGAATGCGAAAAAGCATTAAAAAGCGTTTTTGCAAGGCAGTGAAACAGCGGAAAAATAGGCAATCAATATCAGGCTTTCTAGGTTGGGCAAAACCAGCAAACACAAAACACTTACTTAAAAAACTATTCAATGACACAAATCAAATCGTTTAATGAACTGGGAGTTAAAGCACCCGAAAGTAAAAGCTTTACAGGCGAAAAAATACCAGTAAAAAAAGTACTAGGTAAACAAATTATAATTCACGACTTTAAAATATGTCCATCTAAATTTCAAGGCACTAGAGCAGATATTCAAATATCATCCCACGATGAAAAAAGGGTGATTTTTACAGGCTCATCATATTTAATTGGAACTCTTGAGAAGATACCAAAGGAGTCGTTTCCATTCTCAACTACTATTGTTGAGCAAGATGAAAAGTTTTTATTTACTTAATACCTAAACCAATGACAGAAGAAAAATTTATTCAATTATTCAATCAGTTTCACGGACTTAACATTTCAGAATTAACTCCTGAAGCAAAACCAGTTTATGAGTTTGTTAAGTTTTGTGCTGAAGCTCATTTAAAACATTTTAAACGCAAAAGCAGAGAACAAGGAATTATAGTGGTTGGTGTTGGTGCAATTTCACCACTAGAGATTTTCGCTCAAATACAAAGCTTAAAACACGAACCTATACCTAATCAAGAGGTTTTGCTTCAAAAAGAAAAAACATACACACTTACAAAGCCTCGTGAATTCCCTGAATTAAACCCGTATGTGGATGACCAGTTTAGCCGCAAAAAATACCCCAAATCAGGAGGACCAATTGGCGCAATTGAAAAGAAAAGGAAGCACTAACAAACAAAAAAATAACTAAATTTACTCACCTAAAACCTAAAACCATGAAAAAAACAATCGCATTAATTTTACTAATACCAGCAATAGTTGGTTGTAACTCGAAACAACAAAAACCATTAACAGATGATCAGATATCCGATTCATTAATGGCAAAATTTACTAAAGAATTAGATAAGGCATCAAAGGAGTTAAAGGATAATTCTTCAAATTGGTCATACAGTAATACTGTTGATGAAATGGAAGGTGATACTTCTTGGTTTGCATCAACTACATCAACTAATAAAGTTAATTTCGATTTTCCGTATCAAGGAGGTTCATACATAACACTTAGTATCAGGAAACAAGATAAAGAATACGATTTAATTGCT